TGCTAGAGACCTACAAGGCCAACCGTAAGGGCAAACGCAAGCCTCTTACATACCCAGCACTTCGTCAGTATGTAGAGGAGACGTATGAGTATAGCTGCATGTCTACTTTAGAGGCCGACGATGTGCTCGGCATCTTCGCTACTGCTCCTCACAAAACACGAGACGAGATCGTAGTCACAATTGACAAGGATCTGAAGACAGTCCCTGGTCTGCATTACAACCCCAACCATCCTGAGGACGGCGTGGTCGAGGTCACTCAGGAGCAGGCCGACTTCAACCACCTCATGCAGGCCGTCGCTGGGGACTCCGTAGACGGCTACAGCGGGTGCCCCGGCATCGGTCCTGTGCGAGCCGAGCGCATGCTCAAGGACCAGCCCGACTGGGCGAAGGTGGTCGAGATCTACGAGTCTAAAAAACTGTCAGCCGATGACGCGCTGGTGCAGGCCCGAGTTGCGAGGATCCTGCGCTTTGGAGAATACGATCAAGTAACTGAAACCGTTAAGCTTTGGACACCTGATGAATAGACAGCAGCTACTGCAAATCCACGACACTCTTACTTCACATGCTTGGACTCTCATGCAACGAAAGAACCACGACTACAGTGGGGGAGAGGATTCAAGTGATGCTTTTCTAAACTTTACTAGAGTTGAGAAGCTGGGAATCACAAGCACGGGGCAAGGGTTTCTTGTGAGGATGACGGACAAGCTGTCTCGTCTCATTACTTACATCCACAACGGAAAGTTTCAAGTAGAGGACGAGAAGCTTAAAGATACCATAATTGACTTAATCAACTACAGCATCTTGCTTTACGCTTACAGCTCTGAAAATACGGGTGACTATACGGAATGAGTGACAAGGAAAACAAAGAGATTCCCTTTCCTCGGATCCCCGAGGACTTGCTCAAGGAGCTTAACCGCCGCTTTCCAGAAGCCTGCGCTGATCTTGAATGGGATCACAAGCAGATCTGGTTTGTGTCAGGACAACGAGCAGTTGTCCGGTTCTTGAATCACATCTTTACTGAACAGAATGAGATCGCCCTAAAGTGAGGGCAGGAGAATGTTATGTGTTTGGGTAGCCCTAAGGTGAGCATGGCTCCACCACCCCCCGCTCCAGTGCCGCCGCCTCCACCGCCTGCGCCCATCACGATTTCTCCTCCTCCGATCCTTGCCCAGACCCCTTTCGAAAAAAAGCGTCAAGCACGGCCCAGCACACGGGCTCGTCAGCGACGCACGGCGCTCGGCGGGGTCACCGGGAAGCGCAAGTTCATGATCCCCCTGGGTGGGGGCCTAGGCTCTGCGGCTAGGGCTGTCGCAGGGTCTTATGCTTCTGGAGTCAATGCATGAACGCTCAAGGTCCTATCGCTGCTCTCTACTACAAGTGTGAAGCAAAGCGATCTCCTTATTTGATGCGAGGGCGCGACAGTTCTCGGATCACCGTTCCTACTATCCTCACAGATGAAGGGGACAAGTCGGCTAGCAAGTTTCCGACTCCATTCCAGTCAGTGGGCGCTAGGGGGGTTAACAACCTCAGTTCTGCCCTCCTCCTGTCTCTCCTCCCCCCTAACGCCCCTTTTTTTCGTCTTGTCCTCAATCAGGAGGAAAAGGACAAGCTCAGTCAACTGGGGCCTCAGGTAAATGCAGAGATTGAGAAGTCTCTGTCTAAGATCGAACACGCAGTAGCTCGTGAGATCGAAGTCAACAATATCCGCGTAGCGACCTTCGAGGCCCTGCGGCATCTTGTCGTAACGGGCAACGCCCTCCTCTACATGCCTGACGATGGTGCTATGCGGGTTATCCACCTAGACCGCTACATCGTCAAGCGTGACCCTATGGGCAACGCACAGTGCATCATCATGAAGGAGTCTATTGCTCCTGCTGTGCTGCCTGAGAATGTCCGTGCCTATGTCGAGTCAGACATGGGGGACTACGAAGACAGCGTAGATTTGTTCACTAAGCAAGAGGTCCTTCCGAACGGTCGCGTAGAGGTTACTCAAGAAGTCCGTGGTCGGACTATCGAAGAGACTCGACAGGTCTTCAAGAAGGACAGGTCCCCCTTCATTGCTCTCCGCATGACGAGAGTAGATGGCGAAGACTACGGTCGCGGCTACGTTGAGCAATACTATGGTGACCTTCAGAGTCTCGAAGGCTTGACCCGCTCTATTGTCGAGGGTTCTGCGGCGTCTGCCAAGATCTTGTTCCTCGTCAATCCCAATGGAACTACTAGGGCACGGACCCTAGCGGAGTCCCCCAATGGTGCAATTAGAGAAGGCAGCGCGGCAGACGTTAGCGTTCTTCAGACTCAGAAGGCCGCTGACTTCCAAGTGGCTCTTAGTGCGATGCAGCAGATCCAAGATCGGCTTTCATACGCATTCCTGCTCACCGAGTCAACAATCCGAAATGCTGAACGAGTCACCGCCGAAGAAGTCCGTCTCGTCACCCAATCCATCGAGCGACAGCTTGGAGGCATCTACTCAGTCTTGAGTCAGGAGTTCCAACTTCCGCTCGTCAATCGAGTCATGGACCGAATGGAAAAGAAGGGTGACATGCCCAAGATTCCACGGGACAAGATCACCCCAGCAATTGTTACAGGCATCGAAGCTCTAGGCCGAGGGAATGACCTCAACCGTCTGGATGTCTACCTTACAGGGATTGCTCAGGTTCTCGGTCCAGAAGCTATTAGCAAGTATGTCAACATACGAGAATACATGAACCGCCGTGCTTCTGCTCTCGGCATCAATACTGAAAACCTTGTTCGCTCAGAAGACGAAATTGCGGCTGCGGATCAGCAAGCACAGCAACAAGCAATGATGCAACAAATGGGTCCTTCAGCTATGCAGATGGCAGGAAAGGCAATGGAGCAAGAACAACAGGCTGAGTAATGGCAGAATACCAAAAAGTAGAAATCGTTAAGGACGAATCACAACCCTACTCTGAGGATGACATCCAAAAAATCGAAGAGCAGGAACAGCCACAAGAGGCTGAGGAGTCCGAAGAAGAGGAGCGGCCTGAATGGTTGCCCGACAAGTTCGGCTCCCCAGAAGAACTGGCGAAGGCGTACATCGAACTCCAGTCCAACTTCACTCGCCAGAGGCAGAGCGGTGAAGATGAAGGAGACGCTGAACAGCCTACTCCAAACGAAGGCTTCGACTTTACGCAATACAGTTCCGAGTTTGCCGAGAACGGAGCCCTCAGCGATGACTCGATCCAGGCTATCGAAGCGCAGGGGATCCCGCGTGAGATGATTGACGGCTACATCGCTGGCCAGCAAGCTCTGCTAGACGCCCAGTTCAGCTCCATCTACAGCGAAGTAGGTGGTGAGGAACGCTACAACAGCATGGTCGAGTGGGCTGGCGACAACCTCTCTGAAGGCGAGCAAAATGCATTCAACCGGGCCGTCATGGAGGGCACGCAGGACGACATGATGTTCGCGATCCGAGGTCTGGCGATGCGCTTCGAGTCCCAGGGTGGGGGCGCACGGCCTCTCGTCCAGGGCAGTACCTCGTCCTCTGGGGCCTCCAGCGGGTTCCAGTCGCTGGCCGAACTGACGGCTGCAATGAAGGATCCCCGCTACACCAAGGATCCTGCTTACCGCAAGCAGATCGAGTCACGCCTTTCTGTATCTAACATCCTCTAATGCGATACCTCTACTTTCTCCCCCTTCCTTTCCTATTCTGCTCTTGTGGCGTCTTTGATACCGGGCAAGTGGAGCTTGCTATGCAAGTCATTAGCCAGATGGAAAGCTCAGGCACCGTCACAGCTACGCAAGCTGCGGCCCTGCGCGAGGCACTGGCAACGAACACTGGCGACCCTTGGTATTTCCAAATGGGTCGAGTTGTTCTCGAAGTGGCTCTTGCGATTGCTGGCGTGCGTCTTTGGCGCGGCCCTTCTGCTAGTGCTGCTGAACGAGTTGCTCGTGCTGCTGCGCGTTCTGCAACCTAATTGAACCACCGGACCCTGCGGGGTCCAGTCGGATGATGGCGATGTCGAGGAACTACAACTTCGGCCCGCTGCGGTGGATAACTGAGTAACTCTTGGTTACCGAGACTAGGCCATCAGACCTTTTCTTTTGTTAACCAATCCCAAAACCTTCTATTAGGAGTTACTCTAATGGTTTATTACGGTTCTCAAGCCCCTTCGAGTCTGGGCGTCACTAACGGTGCAGCACGCACCACTGCTAACGAAAACGATCTCTTCCTCAAGGTCTTCAGCGGTGAAGTCCTTACTACGTTCGAAGAAGAGAATGTGATGATGCCGCTGCATCGTGTCCGCACGATCTCCAGTGGTAAGTCGGCTCAATTCCCGGTGACGGGCGTTGCGGCGGCTAAGTATCACACGCCGGGTGAGTCCCTGTTCGGGGACGAGCAAACGTCAGGTAACGAATACCTGTCCACCATCAAGCACAACGAGCGGATCATCTCCATCGACGGTGTCTTGACTGCTTCGGCGTTCCTGGCTGACATCGATGAAGCGAAGAACCACTACGAGGTTCGGAGCATCTACTCGACTGAGATTGGTCGCCAACTGGCCTACCACGCTGACAAGGCGTCCATGCGGACTGTCCTTGCTGGTGCTGTTCAAGCCGGTAACGACCGTTTCGGTACCGCTTGGTCGGAAGGTAGTCTCTACCACGGTGCTCAGATTGCGATTGCCCAGGTCGCCAACAGTGCTGTTGTTAGCACGGGCTATGTCCTCGCTGACAACGCTGTGGGCGTCCAACTCGCCGCTGGCGGCACCGCGACCACGGCGTCGCAAAAGGCTGCAAACTTGATCCGGGGCTTCTTTACGGCGGCTCGCTTGATGGATCAGAAGAACGTCAGCAGCGTCGGTCGTGTTGCTCTCCTTACTCCAGCGAACTACTACACGCTGATCAATGAGGAAAAGGATGCAATCAACCGTGACTACGGCAACGACGGTAACGGCTCGGTTGCTGGCGGCAACATCGTGTCTGTTGCTGGCATTCGCATCATGAAGACGAACCACCTCCCGACTGGGGATGAGTCGTCGGATGCGCTGCTTACCAACGGTCAAATCCAAAACGATGTGTTTGGCGCTTCGGGCGTCGGCTACGGCACCGATGCTACCGGCGTTGAGGGTCTGATCTTCCAAACGGAAGGTCTCGGCACCGTCAAGCTGATGGACCTCGCCATGGAGTCGGAATACTTCATGGAGCGTCTCGGCACGATGCTGATGGCGAAGTACGCGATGGGACACGGTGTCCTTCGTGAAGAGTGCTGCTATGCGCTCAAGACTCTCCAGGCGGCTGGCTAGTCTAACTAAGGGTGCCCCGGTCTAACTGGGGCACCCGCCCACCATCAAGGAGCATCAATGGCTATTGCAAGGACGACTGAACTCAAGGCAGTCAACACTATGTTGTCGGCTGTTGGTGAACCTCCGATCAACTTTCTGGAGGGGCAGAAGAACGCTGACGCTGCCATCGCCAGGAACATTCTGGAAGAAGTAAGCAGTGAGGTGCAGACCGCAGGGTGGCACTTCAACACCCAGTTCGATGTCAATCTGGATCCTGACAGCAACAAAGAGATTGTGCTGGCAGACAATGTCGTGCGAGTAGACATCGCCTACCGGACCACCGGGACGGGCTCGTCAAGTCTCTACGACGACCGTGACATCACTCAGCGCGGGAGCAAGCTGTTCAACCGCTCTAACAACACATACGAGTTCACTAAGTCTGTCAAGGCTATGGTGATCTACCTTCTGGATTGGGACGACCTCCCTGAGCCTGCGAGGCGATACATCACCGTGCGTGCTGCCAGGATCTTCCAAGATCGCATGGTCGGATCCCAGGCGCACCACGCCTTCTCGCAACAGGACGAAGTCCGCGCCCGTGCTCTTCTCCGTGAGTTTGAGATGGACACTGGCGACTATTCTATCTTTGACAACTACGACGTTTGGAACATCGTCGCTAGGCCCCGAGTCAACCGCACGGACATGATCTAATGCCTCTGATCTCTACGAGCTTCCCCAACCTTAACGGTGGCGTTTCGCAGCAGCCCGCTTCTCAACGGCTCGAAACCCAGTGCGAAGCTCAAGAGAACGCCCTGCCGCTCGTCATCGGCGGTCTAGTCAAGAGGCCCCCTACGAACCACGTAGCAGAACTCAAGCAGTCTGGGGGTGCAGCCCTTGACCTGTCAGACTCGTTTGTCCACTTCATCCAGAGGGATGAGAATGAAAAGTATATCCTAACGGTGACTGGTGAAGGCAGTCTCAAC